GAAGATGAGGAGTGACTATAAAAATAATGTAGCCAATCAACCTTTCATCACTTCTACAAGTAATGCACCGCAACATTCCTGCTTGAGCCATTCTTTTATAAGCCTCATAATCAGGCTCATAAGGAAACTCTTTTGTTACACATAACTCTTCATAATGCTCTGGAAAGAGTTTCTCAAACTCATCTACAAATTTAAAGCCGTCCACATCTTCATAGATAATCATGCTGGTAGGTATTTATATGCTTTCGTGTCTGCTGCAATATTTTTCGTTTTGGCTCTTTTTGCTTTAATGCGATCCATCATGGCATATAGACGCTTGGCTCCAGCATCTGTAGATCCGTTACCAAGTTCAGAAACAATACGGGCTGGTATTACAAATTCACCTTCAGCCAAACGTGCTGGCTGTTTACCACCAATTGTAGCTGGGATAGAGTCACTTACTCCATCTCCAGGTCCTTTAAGTAAATGACCGCCATCTGAATAGCCACCTAAATTAGACATTCCACCATTAGCGTAACCACTTAAACCACCAGATGCCATTCCACCAGCAGCCATTATTTGTTGTAATTGTGCTTGTTGTGCAGCTTGGTTGGCGTTATATGCTGGAGAACCTTGCATTTTTAATGGGTCCATTGCATAACCTTGAGCAGGAATCGCAGCTCCTCTAGTTGGCATTGGAATACCTTGAGAAGGTTGTCCATAATTTGCATAACTAGGCTGATATATATGGCCTTGCATACTACCCTGTTGAGCAAAATTGTTTATAGGTGCAGTAGGAGCAGGAGCATTTAAGGATGTAATCATTCCTGGAAGATTATTACCATATGACGGTAAATTGGCAATTCTTGATGCAAAAGTATTAGGTGTAGAAGTTTGAGAAGGCCCAATTGACATTCCACCAAAAGCCATACCAATAACGCCACCTTCTTTAGCTTCCTGAGTTCCTTGATCTCCAGCAATAGACTGTTTAGCCTGTGCTTCCGCAGCAGCTTGTGCAGCTGGAGTTAAATCAATCGAACCCAGAACCGCGCCCTGTGGAAGACCTTTAGGTGGTTTAACATGGGATGCAGTTAAATTATTTTTATGCAATGCTAAAGTACGGTTATATGCATCTAAATTAGCAATACTTGCTTCATCTGGGGCAATAGCAACTTCTGGATTATGTTGTATAGGCTGCGTTCTACGTTTCGTAGCCATATCTATGCCTTCTTCCAAATCTCTCATGCCAGAAACCATGCTGCCATAGTCTGTATCACCAGAGTACTTAGCTACACCACCCATAGCAAAATTAGTCTGTGGAGGCATCTGAGGTGTACTCATTTGAGGAACACCTTGTGAAGGAGGCATACCTTGCTGGGTAAATGGATTCATTTGATTCAACATTGGCAATCCACCTTCCATAGGCTGTGCTGCAGCCGTTTGAGGTGAATATGAACCTTGACCATAAGTACTACCAGCACCAGCTGGAGTATATCCATTAGCTGTTCCTGGTTGATTTTGAGCCTGTTGAATATATGGCATACCGCCATCAGCCATGTGTTGAACTTCTTCACCCGTCAATGGGTTAGTCATTGGGTCATAACCAGCCATAGTCTGTTGCATACTAGCTGGCATCTGTGGTGACTCAGCATACTGGGTTTTATCAATCTGGCTTCCAGGAAACATACCACCGCTGGCATAGTCCAATTTATCCTGCATTAAACCGCCATCAGCTGATCCTACTGGAGTATAGGGATTAGCTACATAATCGCGGTAAGTAGGTTTATAAGCTGGGCTTGGAGGTTCTGGCAAACTAGCATGGAAAATAGGATTGCCATTTTCATCTTTAGGAATTTCTTTCATTCCAAAAGGATTCTTTTGCTGTGGTAATCCAGGAACAGTTTTATTACCAAATAAATTATTACCCATTAACAATGGTGCAGCTACTCCAAGAGCTGCCATTTTGTTATTTGCCAGGGCAGAGCCAATATCACTAAAGCTAGTTGCACCTTGTGCCAAACCTTGACCCATAGTTGGATTAACACTAGCAGCTCCAGCACTTTTTATTACGTTTCCTAATTGACTTTCTGGAACAGTATTAACTGCACCTTCAAATGCAGAACTGGTTCCTGCTGGCAAATTCATTGTTCCCAATGTAGATTTAGCAACTTCTTGAGCTGATAATCTATTTACTTCATCACCACCAGCAGCTTCTAATGCTTTTTGATTTGCTGCATTAAAAGATGATTCGGCTGTGTTAGCTCCTTGCTCTGCCAAATCAGCAGCTCCTGCAGCTCCCAAACCAGCAGTAAGCTCACCACCTGACCAAGTACCTAAACCAGCCATTAAACCTTGTTGTAGGCTTCCTGTCATAGCGTAGTCTGCTGCACCTACACCAGCAGCAATTAAAGGTAGGAACTCTACTTGGCCTGTAGCTACGGCTAACGCGCCAGCAGCCATAGGAAGAATAGTACTTAGGAATCCTGCTTCTGCAAGACCTGTTGAAGGATTAATAGTAAGAGATCCACCATGAGCTTTAGCTATTTGTTGCAATGCACCAACTTCTTGACGGCTCATATGAACCAAAGTATCGTCTGGTCCACGACCATGACGTTTTAAGTGTTCAGCAGCAGCAGATAAACCGCCTTTAGCGTAACTATTCATTGCCATTCCTTGATTTACACCAGCATTTAACTGTTGGTTAATGCCAGCATTTACATTAGCATTTGCAGCTAATACTCTGCCGTTATATTCACGGTCAAAAGTTGAATTTGGATTATTCGCTGAATAACGATCTGCAGCCATTTGACCAGCCACAAGAGGTGTAGCAGCACCGCCAGTAAAATACATTGCTGCTGCATCACCTACTGCATTAGCTGCCATTGGACCTGTATTACTGTATCCCTGTGCAGCGTTTTGCTGCATTTCACCTTGTGTAGCACCGCCCATCATATTGACTGTAGGCGTATAGTGCTTATCCATTGTAGGAGCCACGGTTTTATTCATAGCATAGGTAGACTCAGGCGTGTTTGCACCAACAGCAGCCTGTTCGGGATTAGCTTCAATATTAGCCATTTGTAGCCCAGCTACATTAGCAAGTCCACCTAGAAAACCCATAGTAGCCTTTTAAGGTTATTTGGCAATAAGTTTATCATTTAAACCGTAGTTCCACTAGCATTTTTCCAATTAGTACCATTCCACCAAATTGGTATTCCAAGGGTCGTGTCATAGTACAAATATCCTACTGGTACAGGAGTCTGTAATGTGCTTACAGGTCTATTACCTGTAACCCCAGAAGGTGGAATAGTAGCCCCTTGGGTAAAGTTATCTATTTGGTTAAAGTACAACCGTAAAGCATTTAGTACTTGATCCTGATATTGCTGGGTATATTCTACTGGTCCAATAGGTAAGTTAGGGGCTTTAGAAGCCCGTAAAGTAATGACTTTTGCTGGCGTTGGAGCTGGGAAAGGACTAACAGCCATTATCTACGTCCATCTGGGCGAATGTCGATACGAGGGCTACCTAGCTGCCAAGCCACGCCAAGGGTATTAGATTCAATCCTAAAGGCTAGTTGACGGCCTCTAAGACGGGTATAGACCTGACCATCAAACTGTTGCACGTTATAGACCGCTACTTTGCTATAGTCTTGTGCGCTTTGTACGGCAGGATTATCGGCTTGACCATAAGCTGTACCAGAGTTCACCCTTGGGCGAATAGTCATAGTAACTTTGGGTTGGTTAACATTAGAGCCGTTAAAATTAACGTCAGGCAATATACGCCAAACAAAACCGAAGTTGTGTCCATCACCAATGTCAAAATCAGAAGACTGAACATAAGAATCTATAGGTAAAGGGGTTAATCCTGATACGTCATCTACACCAACTTCATGGTTTAAAAGCTGTCCTACACCGCCTGTAATGGTCATGCTTTCAGAAGCTACAGTTTGATTGTAATTAACTGTATAAGTACCTTCTCCACCAGTTCCCGTAACAAAAGAAGTAACTACTGTTCCGCTTGAAATTCCAGATCCAACCAATGAAGCATTGACAGTAATAGCCCCAGAAGAAATATTGGTAACAGTAAGGGTATTTCCAGATATAGAAGCTGTAAATGCTGCACTAGGTGTATAAGCAGCAGCAATTGGGTATTGTTGAATACCTGTTCCTAACCAGAAAGAACGGCTTAAATTACCGTAATACCAAACTTTATCCAAATAGTTGTAAATAACGTATTTATCAATTTGTGTACTACCGCTAGAGTTGCTGACGTAATACCACCAAACTTCGTTATAACCTTCATTAGCACCAGCAAATATTTGATAAGCCTGATCTTGGTTAATATCGTCAAAAATGTACTGTCTTAATGAACATGGTAGGGTTTCTACCCGTCCTGAGTACATATAGAACTTTTCATTACCCATCCAATAGGTGACGTTATTTACCGTAACCATTGCATTAGGAGACATAATGGAAATGTTATCCATCAAAATCTGGAATCCCCACACATAAGGTGCTCCGATGTATTGCATGGAATAAATAGATGAATCAGTCCAAACAAGGATCTCTTGGCGGGTAGCTCTAGCCCCCATAATGTATGAACCGTTAGTTAGTGGAAACTCACCTGATTGGTTAGTAACTGCGGGAACCCATTGATAAGGGTTAGCTTGGTCAGACCAGCGAACTAACATTGGGTTAAATGTGCCACTTGTATAAGAATTAGACCCAAATGCAATAACAAACTCTTGGATTGCTGAAGTAATGACTTGATATGTAGCTGATGGAACAGCTGATCCTGTATAGCTGGCATTGTTTGCCAAAGTAGTTAAAGATACTGCTCTAGTTCCTACGCCACCAGCATCTTGCCAATAGTATATTGGGCCTCCACGAGGAGCAATAACAAGATCTGCTCCAAAGTTATCGTTAGACCATAAACGTAATTGATTAGCTACACCAGTAGTGGCAGCTGTACCCCATCCACGAGTGCCATATTGTGGATATGCAATAACCGTAGTACCACCACCAGCACCAGTAGCAGTTGCTACAAATGAACTAGGAAGTGGAATACTGTAAGTACTGGCAGTTAAAGTAGTAATGGCAAAAGTATTATTCAGCATAGGTGCTGGAATGCCATTAAATGTAGTGGCTCCTGAGAACGCTACATACTGGCCTGTTGCTGTAAATCCATGCGCTGGTTGGGAAACAATAACCGTTCCACTATTACTTGTGGATGCAAATGGGTTAGTTCCCAATGTAACTGGAATAGTAGGGGACCATGATCCAGCACCCCAGCCAGTACCAGAAGTTTCTACATCCAAACCAATTGGGTATTCATACTGAACTACTACCGCAGATCCACCGCCAGATGTAGTAGCATTAGCTGTAGATGTAGCTGTAACAGCATATACAGAACCACTACTAATCGAAGTAACTGTATATTCACCGCTAAGAGTTACACCAGCTACAGCTGTAGCTGGTGTAACTCTTAGCGGTGAATATACAGTTACTTCGATTAGTAGTGGTTCTGTAT